TGACACTGTCGAAACAGTATATTTTACAACTGTTGCTGAGGCTGTAGTGGATGCAATTGTTGGAGAAAATCCTGGAGAATATACAGTCAGTGCTTCTGAAGGACGGTCCGTAACATTAGTTGCTGATGACACCACTGCATACGGAGAGTTAGTTGGAACCTCTACTGGAACTCCAGCAATGCGATTTGTTCTTGGAGAGTCACCTGTAGTTGATGGTTCTGTAGAAGTATACGTTCAAGATGGAGATTTATTTTCTAAGTGGACGCAAGTTGAACATCTAATTGATTACTCAACTAATGACTTAGTTTATTCTTTGTTTATTGATGAAAACAATTTTGTTTACGTAACCTTTGGTGACGGTGTTTCGGGTGTAATTCCAACCAATGCTTCTGAAATTAGAGCGCTGTACACTGTTGGTGGTGGTGCTATTGGTAACATTGAGCCAGCGACTATAGATACAATTGAATATCTTCCTGGGTTATCAGAAGGCCAAACAACTGCAGTGCAAGGCGCTATAACAGTAACAAATGAAATTACCGCCCTTGGTGGTTCTAATCCTGAAACTAATGATCAAATTAGAGCATCAGCACCAGCCTCTCTTCGTTCTGGTAATAGAGCGGTAACACTAAAAGATTTTTCAGATCTTGCACTATCTGTTAGCGGAATTGGTAAAGCCAATGCAACCGCTGCAGTTTGGACTTCGGTTACACTGTATATAGCACCAAGTAGGTCTGCAACTGATACAGATATTGCTCCTGGCTTAGATGACAACGATGACCCGACCGCAGAGTTTGAAAGAATACAAGAAGACGTAGAAGAGTTTTTAACTGACAAGGTACTAATAGGGACAACAGTTACAGTTCAACCTCCTACTTATACCGATTTAATTTGTACTCTTGCTTATACAAAGACTGACCAGTATACAACTGCAGAGGTAGAAGAGAACATAAAGATTGCTATCTTAACTGGCTTTGGTTATGTAAATGCAACCTTTGCAGAAACTATTTATCCAAGAGATGTTGAGTTCATGGTGTTACAAGCACCTGGTGTAAAGACCGTAAATGTTACGGCTCTGCATTTAGCGGCTGGTTCTGGAGCCAATACTATGGTAGGAACCGCTGGACAAATCTGGCGTTTTCAAGAAGCAAATCTAAATATTGCCGCCATCTAATGAGTAACTTATCTGGAATATATAGGGGTATTGTAAAGAACAATACTGATCCCAAAAAACAAAACCGTTTAAAGATATCTATTCCTCAGTTAATTGGAACTCAAATTACTGATTGGGTAGATGCAGCCGAACCTGCTGGAATACGAACAGACCTCCCAGCAGTAGGTCAAGGTATTTGGGTTTCATTTATTGGTGGAAACATAAACTATCCAGTATGGCTTGGTGCGTTTGGTAAAAATAAAGGTAAGAATAAAAAGATCTTTATTAAACCCTTAGCAAATACAACCTCTCTAACAGGATTGTCGGCACATGTAATAACTGCTAAAAAGTCTGATGGAACTACAGAAGTAGACTTGACCGCTACCTTTATGGCTTTAGCAAATAAGGTAAAGAGTTTAGAGACACGTATGACAACGGCAGAAGGAAAAATAACTACCTTGGAAGGAAAGGTCTCTACCTTAGAGTCACAGATGACAGGAAAAGCCGATACAGGACATACCCATTAATAGTTAAGACAGTAAATAGGGGGCAAACAAGAGAAAATAGACCGTTAGGTCTGAGAGGAAATTAAGTGACAGCAGCATACCCATCGTCCGTAAAGTCCTTTACTACAAAGGTAGACTTTACCGATACCGTCCTTGCCGAGCACGTAAATAGCCTTCAAGAAGAAGTTAACGCTCTTCAAAACAATATTGGCACTCTTATTAAGACAGGCTCTGGTTGGGTAGGAGAGTTTGACCTTGTCACCACTGCTTGGAATACTTTAAAAGATCGTATTGCAAATATTGAATATGGTATAAAAGATATTTACGACGAGTATGTTTCTGATGTAGGTGGTTCAGTAATTGTTTCATCTGCTATTGGAGTAAAGAGTCTAGTAGTAAGAGCAAGGGCTAGTCAGACCGCAAACCTAGTTGAGTTTCAAACTTCAGCATCTGCAGTTGTAACTAAAGTTCTTCCAGACGGAACTATACAGACACGGGGCAAAGAATTAGTACCAGTTATTTATGCAGCAACTCAACCAACTGGAGCAGACTTTGCTGTTGGAACTATTTGGGTTGATTCATCAATTGATGTAGATGCAACCGCAGTTACAAGTAGCGGATCATTAAACGACACTCTAATGTTAATGGGAGGTTAATGTGGCAAAGGCTTCGTATGTATGGAGTGGAAGCGAGTGGGTCCCTGTTGCCTCAGCATTTCCTGCCGCTCACCAGAGAGGTATTGAGAACAGTGCAGCAACTACCTACACCCTTGACGTAAACGATACTGGTAAAGCAATTGTATTTTCAAGCAGCAGTCCTGTAACTGTAACTATTCCAGATGACTCTACCTTTGAATTTGTAACTGGACAAACCTTTATTATCATTCAAAATGGAACAGGAACTGTATCTATAACTACAGAGGATGTGGCAAATCTATATTCTTCTGTTGCAACTGGCACAGTTGATTTAAACAGTCAATACTCAGTAGCAACTCTTATTAAAATTGATAGTGATGATTGGGTTATTTACGGCGATATAGTAAGTCCTTAAGGAGCAATAGGCTGTGGCTAGATATGGTATAAATTATTACGGTGCGTCGACTTACGGTGCGTTTGTTAAACTTGCTTTTTCTGTCGAACCTATGTCTACATTGGTTTTGGACTTTACAAAAGTATTAGTTAAGTGGCAGACCCCTCGTGGAGAATTTTCTAGAATTAGATTACTTAGAAGTCAAGTTGGGTTTCCAGAAACCGCAGAAGATGGCATCATTATTTTTGATGAGTTTGCTACAGAAGGAAATGTCTCCCGTGTAGAGTTTATTGATGGAGAAGACAACCCTTCGGATGTTCCATTAATTCCTGGAAGACAAACTTACTATCGAGTTTATTTATTTACTGATCAAAATGTTTGGAGAGTTGCGGGTTCTATTTCTGCAATTGTTCCATCAAACCACAACGTGCAAACAACTTTTATGAATAATCTTCCAAGAGTATTTACAAGCAGCGAACAAGGTTCTTTTGGCACAGTCGACACCACATCAGCCTTGTACAACTTTGTGGAGGGATTAACATTTTCGCAAGAACAACTTTATACATTGCTTGATCTCTTAAAACCAAGACATACAGGCATTGAAACTCCAATAGAACTACTGCCAATAGAGGTGGCAAGTCTTGGGTTAACACCAGAGGCTGGACTTCCTACAAAAAATAGAAAGAGACTTGTACGAGAAGCAAACTATATGTATGCCCGTAAAGGAACACGACTTGCATTAGAAACATACTCCGAATCATTAACTGGATTTGAACCAACTATTACTGTTTCAGAAAACTTACTGTTGACTGTTCAAGACTCTACTTTTTATGGAGGAATTGGTAATTGGGTTGCTAGTAACGCAGTACTAACCTCTAGCACTGAGCAAGTTCCCGACTCAAATACAAATCAAATAGATACAACAAAGACTGGAAAAGTAGTTGCATCTGGATCTGGCAGCATAGTACTAGGTGCCTCAAATATAATTACAAAAGGTGTTCCAGTATTACCTAGCACTGAATATGTGGTTTCATGCAAATTAAAGTCTCCTGCAAGTGCGGGTAATATAACTTTATCAGTAAGATTTTATGACAAAGATGGAATAGCAACGTCTGCAGCAAATACCGCTACCGCTGTTGCTGCTAATAATACTTGGAAGTCCGCAAGTAAAACCGCAACATCAGATGCTACTTCTTCATATGCAATTATAACTATTGCATATAGCGCTGCTGGTACTTACTATATAGATCAGGTCTGTATGCAAGAAGGTAACACAGTTGCTTACGATGAAGCACGTGCTGTTGATTTGTTCTTACTTCCTTTAAAAACAAACTACATTAAAAACCCATCCTTTGAGGTTAACTCAACTACATGGGCATTAAGTGGAGCAACCTTTACACAAGACGCAAGTGTTCCAACATACGGGTATTCAGGAGAGTACAGTGGTAAATTTGTAGTAACAAATCCGTGGAGCATTACCACTGACTATGAAATACCTGTGACTCCTGGAAAATACTACACAGCCTCTGCATCAATAAAAGCAAATGCTGTTTTATCTGCAAATTTAAAAATTACATTTTATGACGAGGCTGACGCTGTTGTAGAGACTGTAACTCAAGCAATCTCGGTAACTACCTCCTTTGCAAACTTTACTCTAACTGGATTAACAGATTCTTCAGCAGAGGCCTCTTATGCCAAGGTATCCTTTTATGGAACCACCGCTGGAACTATCTACCTTGATTTAATTCAATTTGAACAATCTCAAGTAGCCACAGATTATTTTGACGGTTCTCTTCCTTCAGACTTTGGAGCGGTATGGGAGGGAACTGATGACGCTTCTTACAGCCATTTGTATCCAAATAAACCTAAGAAGATTCCTAGGTTGGGTAAGACTATGAATGATTGGGTACCCCAGAACGCCTTCTGGAGAGTACGCACATATGATGGAGTGGAGTACACCACCACTACGGTGTAGGATCTTGGGCTATGACTACAGACATAGTTATCCCAGTACTACTCACAGGAATGGCAGTTACATACGTAATTGAATTTCTAGATCTATTTATCTCTGGTTTTATTACTAAGCCAACTCTAAATAAATACTTTGCATTGCCTTTAAGTTTTTTAGGTCTTTGGGCGCAGATGGATTTGTATTATGATTTCTTTGTATTAGTTCCTGCTGCAACATTTGTTTCATTAGCAATTGGAATGTATCTTAATAAACCAGTAATTGTTAAGGCACCAAATCGGTTAACTCAACTCTAGGAGCACAATGAATATTGCGGTAATATCTTTTCAAGACGTCTGCGTTGATGAGGGGATGCTTGAGTTAATAAATAAATACGGCAAAGATAAAGAGTTACGAGTACTTCTTCCAGTAACGGGAAGTGAGAACCATTTTGCCGAGAACGTTATGGACGTATGTAGAGACCATTCTGTAAAGGTCACCTGTTTCATTGTCAACGCAATGGACATAGACCACATACTTTTAAATGCAGATGACATTGTGATCACTGATAATCCTGTCAAGGAGATTGTCAGACAGATTACTACCGAAGATACTTTGGGTATTGTTTGGGATGACTCACCGCAGGCTCACTTCATTCTCCATGCCATTGAGGACTTTGGCATTGAGGTATGGGACATAACTGAGGGACTTGATCAGATAGAGGTTGAGTTCACTGAATCTCAGGAGGATGTCTATAAGGCTATGATGGATAGTATGGCGATATTTGTGGAACACATGGCTGACTACATAATGACATCTGTTCTAGATGTCTTGGCTGAGACTGTGGCAAAGAGGATCGAAGAGGACGGGAAAGACATTCTCCCCTTTAAGGATGACGATCTGTGAGAATCCCTTCAGAGGCTTTTTCTGGTCTCCTTACCGATTATCAGTTCCGACTACTAGTCACCATGTACCAGTTAGCGGGCTCCAAGGGTCGTTTTAAGACATCAGTAGCAGAGTTGTGTAGACAGACCAACAAAAACTCAGACCGAACTGTTAGAACAGCCCTCAAGGCTTTAGAGAGCCATGGCTTTATAATCAAGACACCTGGAAAACGGGCTAACGGATTTAAGGGAATGGATACTTACGAGGTGGTAGAAAATTACCGCACTGATAAAAAAGATGCTAAAAATTACCGCACTGAAAATTACCGCACCTCACATGACTATAAGTCACCTAGTAGTATGACTAATAAGTCATTAGTACCTAATAGTCTAGATAGTAATAAATTAAAAGATTCTGAATCCAAAAGGATTCTAATGAAAGAGATACGAGTACCTATGAGAGAATATCAAGATGATGGAGATAATCTGGCAGGCTTTGGGTTGGTCGAACCAAAAGATGCTTCGCAGCCTAAGATCAGAAAATCCGATCCTAAGACTAGGGGACGACGACCAGAACATGAGTGGACCCCAATGGATGTCGCTGCAGAGTTTTCTTATCGTGTCGGTAGGAAGTACCCCCTACTCCCTGGAACAGTTAGCGTCAAACAACTTAGCGGAGCCCTTGCCAAGTTTAGAAAGCAATATGACACCAACGCTCTAATTGAGTTAGAGTTGCTTCGACTCTTTATGGCAGATGAGCGAAACTTTCAAAACATTGGTGATGAAGCCCCAATGCTGTATAAGATGTTCCTTGCTTCTTTTGGCAAGAAGATGAACCAAGCCAGAGAAAATCTTGGTTTAAATAAAATTAACGCCCCAATTGATACAGCAGTTAAGATGGGGACGTTACAAGCAAGCGATGGACGTACTTTCCAGAATTCACTTTCTGGTAGAGCACAACTAGCAAGATACGAAAAACGACTAAAGGAGAATGCAAATGGCTAAAAAAGTAGTAAAGACATTTACTGCAAATCTAAACAAGAACACCGAAAAGGGTGGCGCATGGTTAGCAACTGTAAACATTTCTGATGCTGAAGGAAATGTAGGGCTTATTTATCAAGCCGCATGGTCAAACGCATCAGCGGGCAAGCGTTGGGTCAAGAGCCAAGTTCAAGCACTTACACCACGCAAGAGTGTGAAGATGATTGCAGGCGAAGGCAAAGATGCAAAGGGCAAGCCAACTTCATTTGTCGGTGTTGTAACTTTTAAATCGGAGTAACTTTGTTTAGGGACGGTGCAAAAATTGAAGAATTACAAGAACCTGTAATCCTTACTGTTAAGACTAGATGCCCAAGTAAATGGCGTCTTATAGATATAGAAAATGGCCGTGTATTTATTGGGAACTCTGTTGGAACTTGGATAGAGATGTCTGAAGTAATAGATGCTTGAATTTAGTTTCTTCTGCCCTTCCTGTAAAGAGAAGGTTCACGGCGTTGCAACTGA